AAGTTTGCTACCCATTCCTTATTGATCTTGTCCCAAATCTTAAACTTAAGTACGTCCATTCGGCCCCCTAAATGAATAGCGAGCTATATCGACCCCCCCAAGTATATATGCCCGTCGGGGCGAAAAGAACCGCACAAGGTTCCGAATCATATAGGACATGGCTTCCACCTTTCCCGTAGTAGGCGGGCTTAAAGGGTACGAAGTCTTTAAGCCCAACTACCACGATCGTACCTAATAAATAAAGTCCAAGTCGTACCAGCTAGGACGGGGCAACCCTGACACCCTATCGGGTGGGGAACCGTGGGATAAGGAGGGGGAACTCCCACACCCCACCAGGCAAGATGCCAGGGTTGCTACCTAACTTCCACTGATCAGATCGGCTTTTAAATATTACCGTGCTGATTAGGTTCCGCTAGGGTGTTTTCGTGCCACTTGGCCAGCTAAGGGCTTCAGCAGTCGCGATGACATTACTACTATAAACCCCCTTAAAGATTGCTGTCAAGGGGCTGTTCGCACTTCTGTTTGCGACGTTCTTCAGCAGCCTGCTTCCTAGCGATTGCTAGTTCTTCCACACGCTGCCGCTTTTCTTCTTCAGTTTTTGAATACCAAGATTTCAAGCCGCCTTTGCGTCCGAAATTCTTAAAGTCTTCGATGGTGAGGATTTTTTCTTGTGTTTCCATGATCATACAATATCTTATTAACCCCCTTTATTCAAGGTTGTGAATTCTAATAATGTGGTTGCCTGCCCTACCCCGTATAGTAAGATCAATCGATGATTTGAGAGCCAAACGTCGAGAGAATGACAGGCTAAATCTGTCGACACCTGCTAATTGTGCCATTGAACCCGCTAGTTTTACGGCTAGCGGGCTTGACTTTAAACCCCCTTTATGTTACAATAGTTGCAAGATCAGTTAAGTCATGAGGTACGACATGACCAAGAAAAACAAACGATCGCATAAGGAGGTACGACCTATGCGTGGACACATGAAGAAACAAGACCTTAAGGTATTAATCGCTAATCTGGCTTTCTACGGTTACATGTTATGGTTCGCAGTGCGATTAATCCCAGTTAAATAACCACTACACTAGCAGGCCCTTCGGGGCCTGTTTTGTTATCCCCAGACTTATCCCCCACTGTGGACAATTAAAGGGGGTTTAAAAGCATTATGGCGTCTGCTATGCTGTGTCTACAGCCTCAAAATGACGCAATTGACGTATAATCTTATCGTCCCACTGGTCATTAAGGCTGTCAGTGGGACCTTTTTTATTCATAAGCAAGGAGGTGGTGTAGTGGCCAACCGACGAATGTTCTCAAAGGACGTAGTAGAAACCGACAAGTACCTGGATATGCCAGCGACTAGTCAGAACCTATACTTCCATCTGGGTATGGAAGCTGACGACGATGGATTTGTTACCCCGCGCCGAATTATGCGCATGATTGGGGCGACATCAGACGATCTGAATGTCCTAATCTCACGCGGCTACCTGCTAGCCTTCGAAGATGGCGTGGTTGTCATCGTAGACTGGCCTAGCAACAACTATATTCAGTCGGACCGTTACCGACCGACTATCTACCAACAGCACATTCAAACCTTATGCATCGGCGAAAATAAGCGTTATGTTCTATCTTCAGAAGGGGTATGTATACGAGATGTATCCAAACCGTATCCGCAGGTTAGGTTAGGTAAGGTTAGGGAAGGTAAGGATAGAGATAGACTTACTTCTAAGGAAGACTATATATACAATAAAGACGAAAAAATTAATTTAGAAATAAGTGATGAAGACATGAAAGCGATAGATGCGGTCCTAGACAAAGAAATAACAAGTTAAAAACGCCGCGAAAGTGAAAGATGGAACTTAAAAACAATCCCAGCAAGCTTGACCAAGCACAGGAAGCACTGGAAAGGGCCCACGTTGCTCACGCCTTTGGTTCTGGCCATAAGGCTACCCCAATCTATATCCTGGTTAACGTGCTTCAACTCCTCATTCAATATTTGAAAGAAAGGGATCGATGAAACGACTTACTAAACAAACAACCCCATTGTCATCTGTCTGGCAATTTCGCATATTCGGTTATGATTTCGTGTGGGGCTATATCAAAATCAAAGAAGCTACCGAAATCGCTCGCTATGGCGGCGAAGATGCGGTGAATGATGTGATGGCTCGAAAGTCTGGCGATGCCCATCACCCAATCAACTTTACGCCGAATGTAGTAGACGATGAAAAATCTAGCTGACATTTTCGCCAACCGCCCTATCCCCCATTCGCCGGAAAAGCCTAAGCGCAAGACAAATGAATATTGGGCGAAGGCCGAAGAAATCGCAAAGTCGATTGGCAATGACAAAGTGAATGACATACGCCGCATCGCGGGTGAACTCAAAAAAAATGAACCGATGGTCATGCGTGCATTGGCCGAAATAAAATCACGGTCGGACATTAAAAACAAAATGGGCTATTTAATTAAGCTACTCAAAATCTATAAAGCGCAGTAAACTAAGGGCATGGAAGTTGCCTTTGCAATCGCGATGATAGTCTTTGCCGCAGCGGTCCTACCGGACCATGCTTTTTTATTTGCGGCCTACCCACTGTATATTTTCGCGGACATCTTCGCGGGCGTTGGCGCACAGACTTTACGCGACGATGCAGACGCTAACGGCCAATACTACGACCCACCAAAAGCGGTCAAAGACTTTACGAAGTGGCTGATCAAATTGTTTGGCTGGGTCTCAAAGTTTGTCGACAATGTATTCAATCCCCCACCCCCACAGCCCAAACCACGCGTTAGGCGGAAGCTATGATGGCCTATGTATACACCGCCGGCTACCTACTTGCGGCAGCTGGCGTTATTCTCTTTTTAGTCGCCTACACATTCGCAGCGATCAACGTATTCTACGCGTGGGTCCAGTCCGAAAAAGCAGACTTACACATGTACTATTTGGCATGGGGACCACTACTTTACTTAATAGGGCGATTATTGATGTCTTTCGCTGATAAATTCGCTGGTTAGGCCTGTAAATCGGCATATTTTGAAGGGCAAGGCAACATATACTACCACTCCCCTACCGAAAATTTCCCCAAAAACGATTTTGAACCTGTAAAGACCACTCCCCTATCGCGTAAAAAAGGGGTGCTGAACCAAGAAGGGTATGTCCCTAGGCTTCGATAGGGGACTACACATACGCGTGCAGACCGGTTTACAAATTAGTTTCCAATCACACAAAAAAGTTTCCAAATAATTAGCCACTCGACTAACTATTTTTCGACCAACCAATTGCTAATTTTAAACCCCCTTGATAAAGTAAATTTATGGCAGAACCAAAGATCAATGAAAATCTCGTCCAAATTATGGGCGGCAGAAAGTGCGTCATTCACATTGATGGCCCGCTTCGCATGGACCAAGACTACCGACTATACATCGATGGGTCAGTGGCCGAAATCGTGGAAGTCTCAAATAACGATGGGACGGTCGACCGCATTCATAAATTTCGCGGCACGTATGCGGAAGAATCAAAATGAGCGAAGTAAAAGTCCATGTCTATCGTGACCCAGCCAGCGGCGCAATCGCACTGTCGTTTGTTAAAAGCGATGGGGGACAGCGCTACATTGCAAAGCCCATCGTGTTTGAATGGCAGCCACTCACCGAAGGCCAACTAACCCAACCCACGCTGACATTACCAAATTGGGAAGGCGAAGAAATTCTACACAAATTGGCTGACCAGCTAGACAGTTTTGGCGTTAAGACGGACACCGATCATCGCATCGCAGGGACATTAGAAGCTACTCGCGCTCACTTAGCTGACTTACGAAAACTATTGAAAATAGACGATAGGGGACACGATGGTCCAGCATGAAGAACAAACTGACCGCATGATTGCTTACGAATATTTCGTCCGCGCACGTAAGCCAATTCTTAAGCAGCTTTTATATTTCTTCTTCCCCAGCTTGATGATGAAAGACTTTGAAAGGCAGTACGATGGAAACTAAAACGAATGATATTGTGCGACATAACGAGATTGTTCCACAGACTGTTGAAAACACTGGGGATAACTTACAAGAGTTTACAGAAACGGAAGATCGTAAATGGTCTAAGCAACAACTTTTGTATATGGTGATCCTAGCTGATCCATTTGATGAACGGACCGAAGAAGAAATCAGTAAGGACATTGGTGTTAGTCGCATGACGATGTGGAAGTGGCGACAAGACGAAGACTTCAACGCAGCAGCTCATGACATGTTGATGAAGTTTCTTAATGGGGAACTACGCAAGGTCTATAAGGGATTAGTTAAACGCGCTGCCCAAGGTGAGGTAGAACAGGCCAAGCTAGTCTTCGCCCAGCTGGATAAGTTAAAAGAAAACGCTGGCGAGGTCCATAAACATGCCCACTTACACAAACACTTTTCCGATGAGAAGGAAGAATTCGGTATATGAAACGCTTCTTAGTCGCGCTGATAGTCTTATTGGTAATTGGTATCCTGATATTGCTACATAGAATCGGTGCGATGGCTACGTTTATGCAGTCGCAACCCCAACCCAAACAAGAAAAGCAGATGATTCACTTCCTATGACTACTGAATTAACACCTGATCAAATTCGCCGCAAACGGGAATGTGAAGCTCATGGCCACTGGTGGGAATTAAAAAGCACCCAACGCGTTATGACGATGGAAGGGGATTCAACAGTTTATAAGACCTTCGTCTGTAGTAACTGCGATGATAGTAAAGTCGTAAAGGAATCATGATTTGCCTAAAACAGCCAACATAGAAGGGGTAATTGTCCAGTTCACCGAATACAACAAGTCAGTTCGGGTCCAATTTGAATACGAAGGCAAACAGTTCGACGAAGTCATCTGGGAATCGCCAACCGAAGTCGTTAAGCAGGTAACGCACCTAATCCATCGTATGAAACGCTACGATCAAGAAGTAACTAAACGAATTGATGGCATTTACGCCAGATCGAAAGGCTTACTATGAGCTGTAAAGAATGTGACGCGGTCCAAGAATCTGATGTGGTGGCCGCTTATCGGTGGAAGAACGCCAACATTGTAATGTCTGGGTGCGGTAAACACCTACGCGAAGTAATGGAAAGCTTGAATAAGGTTCAATCGGGGGAATATACTGAAGCAGAAGGTGAGGGGCAGAAAGATGAGTAATGTACAATCCCAACTACGACCCCATGACGTACCCACACCAGCAGGTGAACAGCGATAAGGTCTTCGCTAATAAACACCTACCAGCTTTAGCACGCATCTTAAAACAAAACGCCATGCATCTTATCAAGATTAGCGTAGCAGCGCCGGCCGATGACTTCGAACGGGCCACCGACTTAGTAATTAAGGTCAAAGGTGGTGATGTAGCAGTTCGTATTCGTCGGGCGAAGTATGCCTATCGCGATCTAACCATTCGGACCAGGACCATCACCGGTATGAAGACCGAACGGGATAAGATCAAAGAAGGCTTTGCCAGGTGGTACATCTATGGCTGGTTAAAAGACGACGACACGGTAGGGGATTGGATATTAGTGGACGTCGACAAGCTACGGGCTTCGAAGCTACTGGATACTACCGACGAACGGGTGAACAAAGACGGGTCCAAGTTCATCTGTATACCGTATAAGGTTCTCGAAGATAAAGGCTGCATCATCGATAGCAACATGCGGCCGCAACTCAATCTATTTAGTCAGGTGGAAGCAGATGGCATATCACGACAAGAATGATAAGTTTTGTGGGCATTGTGGGACCGAACTAAGAAAGCGATTAGTCCCAAACGATTACGATGTTCATAGCGGGAAGCAGAACACGGAAAAGTACTGCCCAAATGTAACTTGTGAGCTGGGCTGTGGGGATAACGGCGGCCACAAATACCGCTGGTTCAACCAAACGAACTGCACCCGATGTGGCCACGTATCAGTCGACATCTTTTACTAGGAGCTTCATGGATACCATCACCGCAGTAATCTTAATCACTCACGTTGTTTCAATGACCCTTAATAGTTTCTTAATTTATATGCTGTGGCGCGAATGGCGCTATGAAAACCATTCAGAAAGGGAACACTATGGCAGACGACGCAACCAAATGGAATAAGGACCGGATTAACTTCATCAGTGATCTATCGCGGATCGCGGGTCACTTACAGGGTTATTCTGATGTTCTGGAACAAACAGTTGAATTCGATCGCGACGCTTTGATCGAAGGGCTACGGGAAGATTCAGCTACCCTTCAGGGTATTGTTGATCAAGCACTGGATAAAGATAAGCCGACTGAATAGGTCGGTTCATCTGGGTATGGTGTAGTGGTTAACATGCTGGTCTTGGGTACCAGTGACCGTAGGTTCGAATCCTACTGCCCAGACCAAAAAGTCGAGAGGGGACTTGTTTGAACGAAGGTTACAAGAAATTTATCGAATCACGATTGGAACTGGTCGACAAAGAAGGCCGTGACGTTCCATTTCGATTGAACAAGATTCAGGACCGCTTCTTAACGCAAGACTGTACAGGTCGTGACATTATACTTAAAGCCCGACAGCAAGGGTTCTCGTCTTTGTGTTTGGCCAGGTATACGGCCGATTTTATTCTTAAGCCCAACAGTGTGAACGTAGTGGTAGCTGATGAATCCGAAAACGCTGAATCCTTACTGGATCGGGTTAAGGGTTACATTGCTGCCTATGAGTACCAAACTGGGAAGAAGGTCCCGCTTAAGTACAACAGCAAATCGTCATTGGTAAACGAGATGATGAACAGCAAGTACACGATCGGGACCGCAAAGAATACTGAATTCGGTCGGTCCAAGACCATTACTAACCTTCACTTATCAGAAGCAGCGTTCTACCCACACTTCGAAAAGCTCTTAGCCGGCGCACTCCAAGCCGTGACCCCTAATGGTTCGGTAGTCATTGAGACTACGGCCAATGGATACAATGAATTCAAGACTTTCTGGGACGATGCCAAGCGTGGGGGGAATGGTTTCAACCCGTTATTCTATAAAGCTTCGGACTTCTACCTACCGGAATTCTTAGAAGCCAAGAAGAGAGAACTAAAGCGACTGTTTAAGCAGGAATACCCCGAAACTGACGTCGAGGCTTTCTTAACTTCGGGCGATTCATACTTCGATATGCAGGCGCTTATGTCTTACATGGAAACCATGAAGGACCGAATGCCGCTAGAACAGGGGATATATGCCTTATAACAAGAACTTCCAAACCCGCCACAATGGTAAGGTGATCGATCTGTTCGATGATGCTGGCCGTTGTGTGATGATTATGTGCTTCGCCCATGGTAAACGATGGAATGAAGTAGAAGACTTCGACATCTTTGGTGGTTCAGCCTGTTCGAAGTGTTGTGATTATTCAGCTCGTAACACTACAAAGATTGGTAACGATACTTACTTCTTCCAAAGCAAGGGTATTTACGTCCTTAACGGCACTGACCCAGTAGAATACTATTCAGGGCTTATCGATAATCGAGAAATACCGATGTTGAAGGGCCTTAAGATCAACCCTAAAGGCGCAATTGTAAAACGAAGGGGCATACGTGGCTGAAAAACTACCCGAATGGCGACAATATAGGGACTTTGAACCTAATGAATTCATTTTAGTTGCGGCTGACCCCGCAGCAGGCGGTGGCGACTACTGTGCGGTCCAGTTTATCAGTAAGGATAAGATCGATGTGCCGCTGGTCTACCACAGTAATAAGATGGCTTCGTTTATGACCAATGAATTACTTCCGGTGCTTGAGCGAATCCATGATATTACTGGTGTCCGTCCTGTTGTTGCCTATGAGCGGGCCAACGGTGGGGCCTTTGAAGCTGAACGCCTAGCCTTACTGAACCGTGCCGGTAAGTTTGATGTCTTTAAGATGCCTACTATGGGTGTGGACCATTCAGCTCGTAAAGAAGGTGAACCACCGCCGGTCAAGTATGGGTGGGACACCAACAGCGCGACTAGACCCCACATGCTAGGTCAATTAAAAGACGCGATCGATAATAAGCTTCTGACTGTCTACGATGTCCCGACGATCGAAGAAATGTATTCCTTTGTTGTTACCAGAACCAGTAATGCCTGGAAGGCCCAAGCGGAAACTGGCGCGCACGATGATCTGATCATGGCTCTCGCCATTGGCTGGCAGCTGTATCAGATGTGCGAAAAGCCACAGATGCACTGGGCTCACCAAGGTCGAAGGCCAGAAATAGCCGATCATGACATCGGTATCTAGGAGCAATAACATGACACCAGAACAAATTATGGCCCTTGTTAGCGAAGAAATGCCGGAACTGTATTCAGTCTACGAAGCGATGAAGACGTCACGGGTCCCAGGCGAAGTCCTATGTGACTTCATGTGTGAGGTCCAGATCGTCCGCACTAGGGGGTGGGGAAGTGTGGTAGCTGATATTCAGCGCCATCAACTCACTCGTATCGAAGGGCGTAGTCAAAAACTCTACGCAATACCCAAATATGAGCCAAAAGAACAACAGAATCGCTACGCAGCCTAAGTTGCAAAACGGACAAGTTCGGATTATGCTTGAATTAATTAACTTACCATTCAAGAACTGAAGGAAGTTGCCACATTTTTCGGTAACTTCTTTTTTGAAAGGGTCTTATGTCAGGAAAAAAGACGAAAGAAGCACGACGGGAACGTCAAAAGTTTTATACTGAACTCTTTGCCCAGTACCAAAAGGCCCAGCAGGAAGGCGAACTGCGCAAACAGCATAAGGAATCTGGTTGGGACGAGATGGATAAACTGTATCGGTCCAACATCAACGCGGCTAAGTGGCCATTTTCTTCACGTATCTTCATGCCGGTTGCTTTTTCGTCCTTAATTAAGAAGGATACCCGTCTTATCGCCACCAAAATGACAGGCCGATTGGTTCCAACCGAAGATGGTCAGGAACTAGGGGCGATGGTAGGTACGGAATTGCTTCATGCGCAATGGGACGACGTGGACCACCACGAATCTGAACCAATGCTTATGAAGATTTTCCGATGGTCACAGCAGGCCCGTCGCTACGGTGGGGCCTATGTCTGGGCTGGCTGGAAGAAGGAACGCGGCTTTGATGGTCCAACTATGCAGGTCTATGAGCGTAAGCACGTTCTGACCTTATCAGGTTCAACCAACGTCCAAGAAGGCGTCTTCCTTATCGACTTCCCGATGATTTCTGAATTCTTTGACGTTAATGACACCGCCCAGTCAGGTCCGATCTACAACCCTGACACATTAGCTAAGATCGAAGCCATGGGTCAGACCACTGATGACACCAGCAATAGCGTAGCTCGTGAGCTTAAAGGCCTGGGGACTCGCTTAGATGACGCCAACACTGGGACCACCGGCCGTATGCGCCGCGTAACCCGTGTGAAGTACCGATCCCAGCGCCGTTGGATTGATTTCGTGCCTAATGCTGGCGACGAAGAAGGTTCGACCCCTATGTTTATCCTTCGGGACATTAAGAACCCGTATGATCATGGGCAAGTGTCCTTAGTTCCACTTAACTACTACCCAATTGATGATGATGTTGATGGTGTATCTGAACTTGAACCTGTACGAAGCTTGATGAAGGCCTTAAACGCCTTGGTCTGTAACTTCATGGACAGCGCCAACATCGAACTGTTCCCAATTCTTAAGGGCCACCCAACCAATGTGAACTGGTCCACGATTGACTACCACGCTCGCGCCCAATGGTTGATGCAGAACCCTGCCACTGACCTGGTTAAGCTTGAGCATAGTAATAGTGGTCTTCAGAAGTTCACCGAAATCTACAAGATGTTGGTCGGGGCTATCAATGAAGCCTTGGGTGAGTCTACCGGTGAAGGTTCCACTGCCAATCCATTCGCAGGGGATAAGACCGCGACCGAAATCAAAGACACTGCTTTACTACGATCGGCCCGTGACAACTTCAACAAGCTGGCTTTGTCTACTGCTTTGCAGAAGGTCATGTACTACTGGTGGGAAATGGACAAGCAGTTCCTTACTAACGACAAAGTTATCCGCGTCGTCGGTAAAGAAGCCATCGAATACTTCACCCGCGAAGGTTTGCATGACTATGAGCTGTCCGAAGAAGGTTATGAGCTGATCCAGACCTACATGGAAGAAAACCCAGGCGTTGAATTCGATCTAGCCTATGAAGCCCTACGTGAGCAAGGTGCATTAGAAGAATACGCTGTCCCACTATTCGGGGTGGACCGTGAAGATGGTACTGGACCAAAGCTTCAACTGGACCGATCAGGCAAGACTGGCTTCTTGACTGTTTCCAATGACGATCTATCTGGTAAATTCCGCTACGTCCCTGACATTGAGTCGATGAGCCTACCAAATGACACTGAACAAGCCCAGGCAATGATGGGTCTGATGGATAAGATCATCGCCGTCAAAGAAGACCTTATGCAGACAGGGGACACACCTAAATTTAAAGACTTACTGGTTGATATTGCCGCTAAAATGCGTATGAGCAACGCCGAACAGTACTTCGGTGCAGGTGATGGTATGGGCGAAACGTCCCTAACCCCAGAACAGCAAGCGGCTGAACAAGGTATGGACCCAATGGCAGCCGCCGGTGGCGCACCAATGCCAGGTCAACCGATGACAATGGCGAACCTACCGGTCCCACCAGTTGGTCAACCCGCCGAACAGATGGTACAGTAATAACAGAAAGGTGGAAGCATGGCAGAACTTACCCCCGAAGAAGCAAAAGAACTTGAATATTGCCAAGAGATTAAGGGATTTTTGGAATCTGACGCTTATCGTGTCTACGCCTACCCCCAAATCATGGGCTTATTAGGAAAAGAATTCCCAGACCCGAAACAACCAGGGTGGGAAGAAGCTTACGTCAAGGCGTTTTCGCTAACCCAGGCAGCGCAAACTATCCATAGCACCTTCGAAAGCCTGGCCCGAAAGGGCGAATCGTTACGCCGTAAGTCTATGGAAGAAGAACTTGACGACACGATCGCAGGTCGACCAAACAAATATAGTGAGACTGACTTTAATGAGGCATAGTGGAATGGCCAAAATTAATACTTATATCCGCAATCTGTTTCTGGTTCTTAAAACAGCCTTGGCTTCGGGTTGGCGACGACTACGACCCTAGCTGGTGGTTTCCCAATTGGGTCATCGAACTTGTTAGGAGTATCTTCCCATGGCTGAAAACGAACAACCGGAATCGCAGGAACTACCGCCTACGCACGACGCAGTGGCAGACATTCCAGTCGAATTTGCGAAGGGTCCAGAAACCACGCAGGTCCTACCGCACATACCCGTGACGGAATCTCGTGGTTGCGCTCACTACTTTGTGCGTAAAAGCGATACAGAAGCAGAATGCCGTAACCCTGGCTGTAAGTTAGGTCTCTTTATTAGTCCGTCCGAACTCATTATTGACGGGCAACTGCCTGATATGCGACAATCAGGATAACCGCGCGTACCTTATCTGCACAAGCCCCTGAACACCAGGGGTTTTTGTGTACTTGACAACCGATTAAAGGGTAGCTTACACTAAGGACAACTAGGTATTGTTTGGAGAACCCAACGCACCGAAATGTTTGATCAACATTGGTGCGTTTTTTAGTTTCCCCAACACCCATATTCGTACTTTCTACCTAGTTGCCCGACCCAGGGGTTAATCGATGGCGAAAGGACACATTATGGACGAAGAAGTCCAAGACGGCGTATTAGACGCAGACGACACTGCGGACGTGGAACCCACCACAACCGACGATGCCCCAGGCATTGCCGAACAAACGGTCGACGAAGACGTTGTTTCTGACGACGATGATGAAGTCGATGATCTGGACGCGGACGGGATTCCTACGGATTTACCGGAAGACCCCCAGAAGCAGAAGGAAGCGTTCACCAAAATGCGGTTGGCATTGAAGAAGGCCCGTAGGGGTAATACTCAACCAGCTGCCGACGAAGATGCCGATGACCAAGTCGATGCAAGTCAAGATTTTGACTTTCGCATACCGGCCCCTATCAACTACACGGACCAGGACCTTCAAGACCCTGTGACCGCTGCACGGATTCAGGCCGCCGACGCCCAGCGTCAGGCTGCTATGACCCAGGCACAGTTAGAAGATATGGAAGCGGAAAGTCGTTTCCCTCAATTGGCGAAACGATCCGGCCAGTATGATCCTGTGTTCGCCAAAATGGTGAAGCGGTCATACACCCACGAAGTGGTGCAGGCAATGCACACTAATCGGCCGAAACCACGACTTGCCCAGGTAGCCGCGATGGTGGCAAAAGACCTTAAAATTTCACAAGTACGGACTGAAAAGTCCACGCTCGTAAAAGCACAACAACAATTAGCAGCTAAAGAACAAGCAGCTTTAGATGCCCGCGGTAGTTCAGTTAATTACGAACCGCCCGCCGAACAAAACAAGGCGCGTATCCAGAAGATTCGCAGCGGCAGCCGACAGGCGTTAGCCGACGAACTCTTGGACATTGAAGTAAGTAAATACTCGAACCAAGACCTAGGCTTCTACGGCTACGATTAATAGGAGTAACAAATGGCCCAGTTAACAGGTGTGCAACAGACATACCAGGACAAGACGCGGAAAGAAGACTTGATGGACAAGATTTATGACATCTCACCAGATGCCAATATCTTGACCACCATGCTCGATCCGGTAAACGTAGACAACACATTCCACGAATGGCTGGAATACAACATTGCTCGACCAACTTCAAACAGCATCACTGTTGAAGGTGACGACAATACCTATTCTGACCTGACCCAATCAAGCCGACTTAACAATATCTGCCAGATCATTAAAGAACCGTTTTCTGTTTCCGGTACTATTGAGAAAGTCGACAAAGCCGGTCCAAAGGGCGCTTATGCTCGTGAGATGGCTTGGGCAATGACTCGTGTTAAGAACAAATGGGAATATGCTACCCTTCGTGGTACAAAAGCTTCCGGTGCGTCCGGCGTAGCCCGTGAAATGAACGGTCTTATCGCTGATGTTATGAGCAACGGTCGCGCTACTGCCCGAAACAGTGGTACTTCCTTCAGCCTCAACGAATTTAGCGACATCAACATGGAATCATGGAACCAGACTGATGAGTACATGATCAACATGCTTCTCATGCACGGTTTCACCAAAACTGCTGTCGGTCGATTCTTCACCACGTCAACACCACGAACCGTTGATATGAGCGACAAGCGTCTTACCCAGGCACTTGAAGTCATCGAAAACGATTTCGGTCAACTCGTAATCCTCAAGGCGCACAAAGACATGCCTACTAACGCTGTCCTTGGTATCCGCCATGAGTTGTGCCACACTGGTATTCTTCGTCCAGTTAAGCACGTTCCTAACGGCGTAACCGGTGATAACATCAAGGGTCACATCGTTCTGGAAGCTACTACGCAGGTTGATAGCGCACGCGCTATGGTCTACCGTTCCGGCTACTTGACGAACTAATAGCCAGTCGATACAGTAGTAGTAAGGAAGACTATATAGGGATTGGGGTCCTCCTCGTGGGGACCCTTTTCCAAACAGTTAGGTGGAAGCAACATGTCCGAAATCTATGTCACTAAAAAAGGTACTGTCGTTAATGAGGCTCAGTCTCAAGCGGCGGACCTTCTTTTAAAAATGCACAAGACAATGGAAAAATGGGCTTTCATCGACGAAGTCGTTAAGTTCTGGAAGATGCAGCACCCTGACAAATGGGCGTCGTACACCAGCGCTTACGAAAACCTGCTGTCCCGCGGCGAACTGTTAAACGAAAAGACTGGGGCGGACCGTACTGGGTCGATGCGGCGCATAGGACAATTACCAACCGAACTATACACAGTGTTGGAATTCTTCTACCCCCAAGAACTAACAAACCCAAAGGCACAGCACGAGTTTCTAACTCGCTTCCTTAATGCATATCCAATGTTTAGAATCCCTAGCAACAGGGTCTAAGAAAGGAACTATTATGGCTGACGAAGAAGTCCAGGACCAACCGGCAGAACAACCGGAAGATACCAACAGATCAATTGCGAATATCGAAAAACAAGCTAAGGGTGGCTTTTTAAATGCTATCCAGAAGCGCTACATCGAAAAGTATGCCGACGACACCATTAAGATGTTGTCCGAATACAAAGCCCTTAAGCACGCCCTTAAACAGTATGACGCGTGGATTAAACGTGTAGATGCTGGCGACATGACCGCCATCGACGAATACAAAAAGAAGCGAATCCGACTTGAGGACGAAGACGGATATGAATTCTAATGAAGCAGCAAAGTTTTTAAAAAAGGTTCACGGCGCGTCTACCCCTCTTGGTCGGGCGGCCCAGGCTGCTTATAGCGCTGCACGCAATCAACAGATTGATGCTGTAAATCGTCAGTTGAATCAAGCTGATCTTTTATACCGGAACCAGGGCTTAGGTCAATCTAGCCAGGCCGGACAGCTTCAGAAGCTTTTAGAAGAAGCGCGAAATGGTAGAAAACGAAAATTAACTATAGTACAGCTGGTTTTAGGCGTGAAAAGACGCCGCCCTATCCCCTCTTTAGGTCGGGCCGTGACTGGTATGACTAGTATGGCAATGTTTATCTAGGTGGAAGGTCGTTTTGGCCCCACTAGGTCTAGTTTTCGGCTTCCACCGGCTAGCCTAGTGGGCCTGAAAGGATATGAATGGCTAAATTAGCCTTATCTGTAATTACAAAGAACAATGAAGAAACCATCGGCCGCCTACTGGCATCAGTGGCGAAGTATGTCGATGGTATTTTTATTACTGATACCGGTTCAACTGACAATACGATCGAGATTGCCAAGCAGTATGGGGCCGTGATTAGCGAATTTAAGTGGATTGATGACTTTGCGGCAGCGCGAAACTTCGCTTTTGCCCAGGTCCCAGAAGAATTTGAATATATTTTATGGGCTGACAGTGACGATGAGATTGTTGGGGCTGAAAATCTGCCCGATATTGTCGAACAGATGGAAATGCAGGACATTACAGCCACCTTCTTCCAGTACAACTACACTATTGACCCTGTTAGTGGCCATGTTTTGGTCAAGCACGCCCGTGAACGGGTGGTGAAGCGCGGTAAGTACGAATGGAAGGGCCGACTGCACGAAACCTTGATCCCCAAGGGTCAGGATAAAGGTGTGTTATCTGATTTAGTGGAAGTGAACCACTGGCCTACCCAGGAATCGATTGTCGATAACGAACACCGCAACATGCGTATCCTAGAAGCCCAGTATGAGGCTGAAGGTGAGAACAAAGACCCTAGGACCGAATACTATTTGGCCCGTGCCTACTTTGATGCCGGTGAATACGCGAAGGCGAATAAGATGTTCCAAGACTACCTTGAGCATTCAGGGTGGGACGAAGAACGCGCCATGGCCTGGAACTACGTCGGTGAAATCCATAAGCAGTTTAACGACTATGAAAGCGCCCTGACCGCCTACTTCGAAGCTTTACGTGAGCGACCCGACTACCCTACTTGGTATGTGAACATCGCCATGACCTATGCCCTTATGGAAAAATGGGACTTCTCTAAGATTTGGATTAAGAAGGCCTTAGCAGTACCGGCTAAAGAAAAAACCGCTATGGTCCTGAACCCTAAAGACGATATGGCTAGGGCTATGGAAACCTTATTCATGGTGTCCTTCCACGAAGGTGAGCTTGACGAGGCGTGGGCTGCTGCCCAGAAGCTTGCCCAGATGTTCCCTGATCAACCTGAATTCAAAGAACGGTTCGAATCTGTCACCAAGCTACGCCGCTGGAACAAGATGACCAAGAACGCTATCGAAATCGCCCAGGAACTTCAGGCCTTAAAGGAAGACTATAAGCTGGAAGCTTTTATCAATTCCCTACCCCAGATCATCATGGGCAACCAGAACATGACCAACTTCCGTCACACCGTCCTACCGCCCAAGACCTGGTCCGATAAGTCCATCGTCTACTTCGCTGGTAAGGCGTTTGAAAAGTGGGACCCTGATTCCCTAGAAAAAGGGGTCGGTGGGTCTGAAACTGCCGTAATCTATCTAGCTAAGGAATGGGCCGCCAAAGGCTACGACGTAACCGTCTACGGCTGGCCACATAAGGAAGGGGTCTACGATGGCGTCAACTACCTCTACTGGTGGCGATGCAACTTCACCGACAGGTTCAATATCTTCATTTCGTGGCGGAACGAACAAATCTTTAAGCTGGGCATCGAAGCTCGAATTAAATTGCTGGACTGCCATGATGTTCTTAACCAGGCCGACATTCTTGAGGTGGATAAGGACATTGATTTTTACATGGTCAAATCGAATTATCACCGAACCTTTCTACCCGACGTCCCAGAAGACCGATTTAAAGTTATTTCAAACGGTATCGATCGGCCAACAGGTCTACGAGGTGCCAAAGAACTTCCGCGAAATCCGTTCCAACTCGCCTGGGTATCGTCTTATGATCGCGGACTCGAACATCTACTTAAAATGTGGCCAAAAATTAAAGAAGCTGTCCCCGAAGCTACCTTAAAGATCGCCTACGGCTGGAACTTATTCGATACCGCTTGGAAGGGCAACCCAGAACGCCAGATGTGGAAGAAACGCATGGTAGAACTAATGCAACAGCCTGGCATTACAGAAGTCGGACGACTATCTAAGAAGGCCCTGCATGAGCTTCACCGCGAATCGGCTATTCTCGCCTACTACTGCCACTTTGAAGAAATTAACTGTATTTCCGTCCTAGAAGCCCAGGCCAACGGGTCTGTTCCCGTCACCACGGCTTACGCCGCCTTAAATGAAACCAATGAATTCGGCATTAAGGTAGCCGGCGATCCGTACGCCAAGACCACCAAGGTGGACTACGCCAACGCTTTGATCAACGCCCTTAAGAATCCCCCATCAGACAAGAAGCGTCTCGAAATGGTAACGGCTATCCGCGAAAAGTACGACTGGGTCAACATCGCCAAGCAATGGAAGAAGGTGTTCGATGGCAAAGCCTAAAGTTCTATTCGTCTACGATCATCAGTACCCTGACCTATGGCGCGATGGTCTGTGGGCTGCCCTTAAAGAATTAGAAGATGATTTCGACATTACGTGGTGGAACCTAGCTAAAGATGAACTGATGGCTAAAACGGACCAGGACTTTGTGTTAGGCTGGGGCGGTTTCAATTCTTTTGTCGACGTTACCTTGCGTGAACAGATGTACGATCGCAAGAAGGGGCTATGCATCGGCGGCAACGCCTTTCCCCCTGCCCACACTGACCAGTACGACGTTTTGTTCTACGAAACTGAATGGTATCGGCCACAGATTGAACACCACCCTAATCCTATCCACGCCTTCGGGGTCAACACTGACATCTATCGTCCCTTAGAAGCTTCAAAGCACGTGCGCATTTTCGACTGGCTAACCGTTGGGGCTTTTGCTGACTGGAAACGCCAAGAGCGTATACTTAATAAGGACGGCATCAAAATGGCTGTTGGCGAAATCCAGAAAGGCAACCCAGATGAATCTAACCGAATCGTCACCACTTTACTTGCTGGCGGCTGTGCTTGTTCTGATATGGTTAATCCCGAAACTCTTGCGTATCTTTATAATTTTAGTCGTCGTGTCTATATCCCTGCCGATCTTAATGGGGGCGGCGAACGGGCGGTCCTGGAAGCAAGAGCTTGCGGGGTACCAGTCGAAGTTGAATCCGATAACCCAAAGCTTCAAGAATTACTTACCAGTCCTATCTGGTCACATCACTACTACGCTGAACAGCTTAGAAAAGGAATAGAATCATGCCTATAAGACTGAACATAGGCTGCGGTCCCCTACCGCTACACGACCAACACAAGAAGCTGATGGACCAGTATGGTGACGGCTGGATTTTAGTCGACAAGTACGTCAAAGACCCTGCAATCGTAGATTACGATGCGGCTAATCTACCTTTCGAAGCTGGTAGCGTAGACACGATCTACTGTTCCCACTTACTTGAACATATTCCTTTCGGTGAAGTCCCCAACTTGGTGAGACATTGGCACGACCTCCTCACAAGTGGGGGTGAGCTGGTGATTAATGTCCCTGACTTTGAATGGGTGTGTGAAGTCTTTATGGGTCGTACTGTCCCCCAGACCAACTACTATAAGGCTAGCCTTGAGTTTACCGACCCTGTCCATAACCTACAGGCTATCATCTATGGCAATCAGGACCACGAAGGCGAATATCACAAGTCTGCCTACGATGAGCATTCCCTTTATAAGCTACTGGACCAAATGGGATTTGAAACCATCAATATTGAACGGGTCTACGAAGCGCATGACATGGGCTGCCTACTAGCAAAGGCGGTCAAATGAAAGTTCTAGTTACCGGTGGCGCTGGCTTTATAGGGTCGCATCTTGTTGATCGATTACTAGCCCAAGGTCACGAAGTTTATGTCCTAGACGACATGTCAGGCGGCTACAGTGAAAACTTACCCCAAGAAGCCAAGGTCATCGTGATTGATCTGCGTAACGCCCGCCGCGCTAAGGTCTGTATTGAACAGATCAAACCTGAAATTATCTACCACCTTGCAGCAGACGCGGCAGAAAACAAAGCCCAGTTCTCACCCATCGAAGTGACTTCCCGCAACTGGAATGCCTTCATTAACGTACTGACCCCCGCTATTAACAACGGGCTTAAGCGATTCATCTTTACCAGTAGCATTGCGGTCTACGGTCACGGCCCTAAGTGGGGCAAGAAGCCATTTCACGAAAGCGACTTCTGCCAGCCGGCTGACCTTTACGGGATTACGAAGCTAGCCTGTGAGGAATCTTTAAAGGTTTTGTCCAAGGTCCACGGCTTTGAATACGTGATTGTCCGACCACACAACGTCTTTGGCCCACGTCAGAACATGCGGGACCCTTACCGAAATGTCGTCACGATCTTCATGAACGCGCTTTTAAAGGGTGAGGCGTACAATATCTATGGGGACGGTGAGCAAGTCCGAAGCTTCACCTATATCGATGACCTAGCTGACCCCTTGGCGAAATGTGCTTACCTTGCTGCGGCAAAGAACCATACCTACAACATGGGGACCGACACCCGACTGACGATCAATGAACTTTCCAAGCTAATTCAGGAAGTAGCCGGTAAGAAAATTAAACCCCACTACCTCCCCTCTCGCCCGCAGGAAGTTCACGAAGCAGTGTCTAACCATTCGCAGGCAGATCAGGTATTCGGCGTCTATGCCACCCCCACCAAAGAAGCTTTGAAACGAACCTGGGAATGGGTGGAAGCCCAAGGTCCACAGGACGCTAAGTACCAGAAATTAGAAATTAATAGCCCATTAATACCGGAAAATTGGAAATGATAAGTGTTATAATCCCCTACTACGAATCCGACGAAGGCAAACCCGCTATTCTTAAGCGGCTGGTTGATTCCTTAAATGGCTACGATGAACTGATCGTGGTCTGGAATGACAAGATGGGTTACGCCAAAGCCATCAATAAGGGTCTAGCCCTGGCTAAAGGCGACCACATGATCGTGATGAATGATGATCTGATTATGCAGTCAGGTTCCTTACGGGACCTACCTAGCGATCGCGGCGTCACGTCCCCTGTCGTTAATGACCGAATGCAGCCCTTCTGGGGTTGCTGCTTCTGTATCCCCCGCTGGGTCTACGAATCTGTTGGCGGGCTGTATGAAGGCTATCGAATCAGTTACTACGATGACGATGACTATATCCAGCTGCTTAAAAAGGGCAACGTCCCGATGGACTGTGTCGACAAAGTTAAGTTCTCGCACCCTGAAGGCGGCCGGACTTTGCACACTTTCCCCGACCACCCTGAATTCTTTAAGGAAAACCAAGCAAAATTCAAAGAAAGATGGGGTTTCATACCATGAATATATCTGTTATTACGCCCACGGTGAGACCAGAAGGACTAGAATTGGTTGCGAAGGCCCTTTCACGGCAAACCTGGGACGATTTCGAATGGTTAATCTGTTCGCCCGCTGAACCAGAACCGGTATTTATCGAAGGAATGGCAGGGCGCTGGATACCAGACGACTTCGAAGGTGGGTTTTGGTCCCTTAATCGGGCCTACAATAAATTATTCAAAGAAGCACAGGGCGAATTGATTGTCAGTTTACAGGATTGGGTCTATGTTCTACCGGAAGGATTGGAAAAGTTTTGGTATCAATATAATGCGACTGGTGGCGTTATTACTGGTGTTGGCGATCAGTATGATCGGCTAGGACCAGACGGAAAACCCATCAACAAAGTCTGGGAAGACCCACGCAAAACCGATAAGTATGGGTCATTTTACTTGTGTAACTGGGAAGACATCGAATGGAACTGGGCTGCTATCCCCCGCGAAGCGATCTTCGAAGCCGGCGGTATGGACGAACAGCTAGACTTCCTGGGATATGGTGGCGACCAGCTGCAACTGATGGAACGCATCAACGCCCTACGCTACAAGACCTATATTGATCAGTCGAATGAATCCTTTACCCTACGTCACGACCGGTCCAAACATGGCGGCGAAGCGAAGTGGAATGCCAACCATATTCTGTTTAACGGTGAATACGACAAACGTAAGAAGGAATTAATAGAAGCCGGTACATGGCCACGGCTTGATTACCTAGCGAATTAGTCTTACACTAAAACTAACTAAGCTTACTTTCGAGAACCGAAGAAGCTGCCTATTAATACAGGTGGCTTCTTTTTATTTAGGTGGGATATGTCAATAAAACTAACCAAAGATCAAATCTTTCAGCGGGCAGCAGCTACCGTAAACGGTGAAGCAACGGCCCCCGATACGACGGATACCGAATACAGCACCTGGTCGGAATTCTTGGAAGAATCGAACCAAGAATGGCCCCTAGTTTTCCCTTTTAGGGCGCTTAACAAGACGTTTAACGCAACGGCGAATCAGTCCGGCACTAGCGTGGCTTTACCTAGGGACTTTCGAAAGTTCCGTGGCTTCCCTACCTTCGATGGTGCTGAACTTCAAGAAGTACGTGAAGAAGAAACAGGCCTGTTCAGGGGTCAAAGCTATGTAGTTCCCAAGATCAACGCTTCCCATATCCCCTACCTCCTTACCACCCCACTACGTGGTACAGGTGGTTCGTTCGTGGCAGCGGCTATTCCTTATGTCAGTAGTCCTACCCATATGGCCACTGGTTCTTCTGTGTCCCCTTGCCCAGACGACAGTTTCCTGGTGAATCGATTAAAGGAAAAGATTCTAAAGCAGCGCGGCGACCCCGCCTTTACGCTGTATCAAGAAGAAGCTGACGCAGTTCTATCACGCATGATCGAAGACGAAGTGGTCCAGTTCAACCAGTTGGACAGTTCCACCAAGTCGACATTCTCGCACGGCGGCTTCACAATCGGACAAGATTAGGAGGGCGCCAATGCCACAAATCCGACGTAACCGACGCCCCTATAAACCACCGAAGCTAGCCAATATTGAGTGGAATAGTTTTCGCCGTGGCGTCAACAACCTACTTTTAGACACCGAACTAGGCCCTGAAGAAGTGAAGGAACTGACAAACCTTCAGATTACTGGTAAAGGTATCATCGAACCACGTCCTGGAACGGGTTTCTTTCACAAGGCTGCCGCTTCTGGCCGTATTCGTGCCTTAAAGGGCTTCTATGGTCAAAACAGTACCCTAGCATCGGGTGCGAATGAACTTTTAGCTATTTCTGACGCTGGTTTCCTAACTAAAAAGAACGGGGCCAGTTATTCGATTATTCAGGGCTTTTCTTACCCTTCAGGGTATAACGCTGAACTGTCCCAGCTTAACGACCTGGTCTTTATAAGTAACGGTAAGTCGAACCTAACCCGCTACAATGGGGCCACTATCCAGACCTATGGCTTTATCGGGTCCCCTTCCATGCTGTCCATCACCAAGTCTTCAGGAACTACGACAGGAACCTTCACCCGAAGCTATCGCGTATCCGCTGAATCTGACGTTGGTGAGACTTTAGCCGCCCAAGCGATCTCATTGGGCAACTTACCTGAAACTTTGAACACTACCGGCTTCCTAACGATCAACTGGGCTGCCCCATCGGCCGCTTCTGGCGCGATTAAAGGTTACGTCATCTATGGTCGTAACCGTGGCGATGAAGCGTACCTAGCGCGTGTATCTGGCGAAACGACTAGCTGGGTAGATACCGGCACTAGTAGCCCGTCCTTAGTCACCCTACCCCCAACGTCCAACACCACTCAAGGCCCGATTGCTGCTTACCAGATCGTTCACCAGGAACGCTTAGTCCTACTTAAATTAGAAGGCAACGTCTGCCGCGTGGCTTGGTCCGGTGGCGGTACGTATGTCGACAAGTTCCACTACTCAAAAGGTGGTGGCTACCGTGACATCAACTTAAACGCTGGCGAAGAAATTACTGGCGGTATTAGCCAGGAAGACCGAATCATCGTCTTCTTTACCCGTTCGATCTTCGAGATGCGCCTGACCTATAACGAGACCCTGGGCATCGTCGAACCAACCGTAAAGCGTATTTCTGGCGCTGTTGGTGCAGCCAGTCATCGAACCATCAAGACTTCTGAAAATGAAATTGCCTTCATTGGCCGCCGTCCTGGTGGTGCTTATTCCCTTAACTTCTTGGGCTATGAGCCTAACTTTACCGCTTCGGTCCTTCGAACTTCTGAAATTTCCCCACGCATTCGTGCTTGGTTTGAAACCTTGAACGCCATGCGCATCGAAACCGACATGTGGTGTATCTACTATAAGAACGCTTACTTCATGTTTGGTCCTGTTGGCGCGAATGAATGGTCAGTCATGGTCTACGATCGTGAGCGCCTGGCCTTCTATGGTCCGTGGACGATTACCGATGCAGCTTGCGGCGAAATCTACTACGACACCAGTGAAGCTGAACACCTTCTGTTTGGTAAGACCGATGGTAACGTCATTGAGATGTCAGAACAGTATTCAACTGATGAAGGTGAAGAATACAGTGTTCGCTTCTTAACCAAGAAAGAAGACTGGAACGTACCATTTACCCTTAAATTCTTAAAAGATGTCTTCTTTGCTATTCGAAACCCAATCGGCAATATCACCCTTACCGTCTACATCGAAGAAAAAGACGGCCGGACCACTGCCGCGAAGAACTTCCCACTTAACAGTCAGGACCGCATCACGCCAGCTGGTTGGGGTTCCTTCGCTTGGGGTAGCAAGGCCTGGGGGTATAAGACGCAGGCATCGACAAATAGTACGTCCATTTCTGACGTTAAGAAATACCTGTCCGTGTATAAGCCAAACGTCTTAACTGCCCAAATTGGTATCACTGGTACAGGTGTAGACTTTAAATTATTAGCCCTTAAAATGCGGGCGCAGATCGCTTCGGAAAACAATGTTCCTTCTAGCTTCCGATCTAACTCTTGACGAAGATTATAAAGGGGGTTTATAATTTAGTTAAGAAAGGTGGAAGCAATGAAGTATCGAATCATGCCAGCAGTCGCAGCAATATTCCTATTGGGTGCGGTTACTGGCTTTTCGGTTTGTCACGTGGTTAAACCAACCCCGCTGACAGAACCGGTGGTATCCCCTACCCCGACTGATGATCGGGCGGAACTGACGGTCGATAACGTACTCATCAGGTTCAACGAAAAGCGTCTGGCGGCAGATTTGCCCCAGTTGCCTACGAACCTTCAATACAACAAGGTCGCCGAACAGCGGGCTAAAGAAGTCTGCGCTGTTAATAAAGTCGACCACAGCGGATTGCGGGAAGCTGTAGAATCGGGTCAGTTGCCTAGCGGTAGCCGTGAGGTCATCGCCTTTGGTATCCCCAATTCGACCACGACAGTTGCCGAATGGATTAAGTCGCCTACTCACCGCGACTTCGTGCTGTCAGACGACATAAAAGAAATAGGAATAGGTGTTTATCAGGACTGTACCGCGATCGTAGGAAAGTAATCGCTTGACCTTCTAGTAAGTCCGATCTATTCTATAAGTAACTAGCTTAGAATAGAAAACCTATCGAGCTGCCATTAATTCATGTGGCAGCTTTTTCTTTGTTCAAAAGGAGCGTTTATGCCAAAAATATTTGGTTACGACCTAGGCAAAGCGTATGACAATGCAACTACGCGTGCCGGTAATGTCTTTGCGGCCGGTGGTGGCAATTTGGACGCGCTTGGCGCTTTCTTTACACCTAACCGTACAGTAGAAGGTAAGGCTTTGCATTCAACCTTGCCTACCCTGCCGCAACAGCAGCAGTACAACATCTTCGGTAAGGACCCAAATCTTAAAACAAGCACTACGACTACCCCAACCACAAAACCTACTACTAAAAAGACCAGCGGTGTCGGTTCTGCCGGCGTTACTTCTGGTGGTGGGGGTGGCGGCGTTGGTTCGGGTGCAGTTTCCAGCACAACCAGCAATACCCCAATGACTTTATCAATGCCTACTAGCGCCTATGGTCCGTCCCCTGCCGATAACCTTGGCGGTAATGCCCCAAGTCAGTTAGACCTTATCGAACAGGCTTACCAGACCGAAATCGGTGCTTTAGGTGAGCAAGAAAGCTTAGCTAATAGTCAGTTCGGCCAGACCCAAGGTCTTCTTAGTGGTCAACGCGAAGGTGTTCTAGGCCAAATTAGCGCTGAAGAAGCTAACCGACGCGGTTCTGTTGAGTCTAGCGCCGTAAATGCCCGCAAGAACCTGCAAACCTCATACGATCAGGCCGCAGTAAACATTGCCCAGCAAAATGCCCAGCAAGAACAAATGCTTCGACAGCTTCTAGGCGATCTTCAACAGCGTCAAATCGCTGGCATGTCGGTTGCTGGTAACTTTAATAGTTCAGTCCGTGACGCCGCGAATGAATCCTACGGTCGTCAGGCCACCCAGGGCGCTACCCAGATCGCCACTGGCCGACAAGAAGCCGAACAGGACATCAACAACCAGTTGGTTCGCGGGACCGGCGAAATCGAAGCCCAGAAGGCCGCTGAAATCGGCAAGATCACTGACTACTACGCTAAGACTCGTAATGACATCAATAACACCTACAATTCTTCGATGCTTCAGTTGGCTCAACAGCGCGACCAGCGCCTTGCGGCTATTGCTCAAGCTCGCGGCGCTTCAGCTTCGGCTAAGGCTCAAAATACTGCCCAGGCTTGGAATGATTACCTTGCCCAGAAGCGAACTGTCGACATGCAAGCGTATGAGAACGCCCAGGCCCTTGATATGTGGAAGCAGCAAAAGGAATTCAGTCTTCAGCAGGCCGCGGCTTATAACGCCCAGCAGATTCAGGCTGGTTCTGTTTCAGCGCCTAAAGCTCAATACAGCTTTACGACTGATGCTTACGGCAAACCTACCTATCGAACTAACAAATACACTGGCGAAGTGGAAGCAGTTAGCGCCGGTGGTGGCGCAGGTGGCGGCGGTGAAGAAGCCCTTCAGGTTGCTAGCGGTCTTGATCCAGCAATCCGCAGCCGAATTGATTCTATTTTGGACGAAGAAGAATAGGGGGCTGAATGGCACTATCAGTCCTTAAGCCATTCAAAGATGCCTACGGACGGGTCAAACAAGCAGTTTCCAAGCTTCCATCAATGGCGAAGCAGACTGCCCAGAACGCTGGCTTTAACCAGTATCTAGGGCAGTCATTAAAAGAAACCGCTATGGCCCCTGTCCAGGCTGTACAGAAGCAGGTTGCCCCAGTTCGGCAAGCTGCGGTTAATCGTGTGGTTACACCAGTCCGAAGCACTGTTCAGCAGGCCGGTATCGCTACCCAGACCGCGGCTAGGAACATGGTCAATTCAGCAGCAGATAAGACTTACGCCAATGTCGGCAAGCCGATGAACAGCTACTTTGCCCCTACCCCGAATGTTCGAACGCGTGATGTAGTCCGTGAAGTTGGCGCTACGGCTAAGAACTGGTTTATTGAAACCCCCGCTAGAACCGCAGTAGGCTTGATGAACTCAATGCCTGGCCCAATGCGACAAGACGTCTACACGCCTGGCAAAGACCCTTCACTGATTCATTCGACAGCAGAAAAGTTCTTCTTAGGGACTGACCCAATCAAGTCGGCCCAGGTTAATGATGTAAACAAGTGGGGTCGCGAAAAAGGTCTATCCCCTGCCCAAGCTACCATGCTAGCTGGTGCAGCTATGTTTGGTGGGACAATCGCTGACGTTACAACCGGCGGCGGTGGTAAGAAGCAGGCCGCGCAAGCAATCGCCAAGTCCACCGATGCTGCCCAAATCTTCAAGATTCTTAAGACCTTTAATACAGCCGGTGGGGACACTGCCTTAAAGCAAGCCGCGACCAAACTATCCAAAGTTACTGATCCTAAGATTGTACTCAAGACCCTCGACGCCATGGGTGAAGTCTCAAAGACGGCTAGCAAAGGCGCTAAGGCCACCAAGTCGCTTATTAAACAGCTTCCAGACATTGCCATGGAAGACCGCCAGATCATGACCAAATACATTGATGCCCAACGTCTTAAGGGCGATATTCCAGGCAAACTGTTCACCCCCGTCGGTCCCAACATGGAAAGGGACGCCCTTCGAATTGCTGAACATTACGGCTTGAAACCAAAACCAGGCATGGGCCTAGCTGACACCTTCGATGATTATCTATCTACGGTCCGCGGTATCACTGGTTCTGATGCTGGCGTAGTTAAAGGTATGCCACGACTCAAGGTTAAGGGTAGCAGCGTCTACGATGCCACTGGTAAAGAAATTGCCAAGCTATCCAGCAATGACCATGCTCTCGCCTTTAAACGCGTCCTAGCCCATGAAGGGGCCAAACCAGACCTTACCGAATTTGTCGTCCGTGGTAGCACGGTCGTAGACAATAAAGGTAAGACGATCGCCCAGTTGGACAGCCCCGACCTAGCTAAAGCCTTCCGACGCAGCTTAATGCAGGAATCAGATCGATTTAAGCGCATGATTCACGGCGACGAGTATGCTGCCCGTGCTGACGAATCTATTGAACAGTTGATGGCTCAACGCGCCAAAGTAAAGGCTAATGAACTACCACTTACCCGTGAGACGGTGAACAGTGTTCTTAATGGCCGCCCTGCCCACCAGCAGATGCTTGAAGAAGCGATTAATAAAGGCGACTACTTACGGGCAAAGAAGGTCATCGACCTTATGGACGATAGCGATCCGTTTAAGGATACGATGATAAAGACCTTCGGTCCTGACATCAAAGAAGCCCTAAGACACCACCCTGCTACCTTAAATCAGGCCCAGCCGGCCTTCGGTGGCGTAGCTGGCTTCGAAGCAGAATATGACGAGAACGGTAAAATTGTTGGCACGAAGTTTGATCCTACTAAGGCCGCCATGGGTATCGGGGCCATGTATACATACGGCAAAGTGAAGCCTGGACAGGCCCAAAAAGCTGTCAGTAGCACCGCCGATTACCTTGCAGAACTGAAGAAAACCCGAATGTTAGCCGAAAAGGGCGCGAAGCCAGGACTAGGCCAGCAAATCTTTGATTTGGTTCGTGATTTCAAACGAAAACAGATTGACAGCGTATCCCCTATCGAAGATGCACTTCATACTGCTGCCAAAAAAGGCAAATACGAAATCCTTCCAAGTAAAGACTTCTCTTTGCAGGTTGACCGTGTCTTACGAGCCGATAATCTGGCGGGTCAGTTCCTTAAGGATCACGGATTGGTTGATGTGGTAAAGAAAGTTGATGATCTTGATGCCTTAGATGAATACTTAATCGCCAAACAGGCAGTTCGGGTTAAGGAATTTGGTATTGAGACCGGCCGAAACCTTAAGCATGACGCCCAGTTAATCAAAGACCTCGCCCCCCAGTATGAAGAAACAGCCCAACAAGTAACCAAATATTCCCAGACCCTTCTGGACTATGTCACTGATTCTGGCCTGATCAGTCCTAAGTTAGCCGCCCATCTCAAGAAGAAATATCCTGACTATGTGCCGCTTAACCGCATCATGGACGAAATCGACAATACCGTTCAGGGAACCAGTAAGGCCGTAGCTTCCCTATCAAAACAGACTGTAGTCCAAAAGCTCAAAGGTTCCGATCGGGTTATCCAATCCCCTGTTAAATCATTGTTTGAAAAGACTGTCGACGCTGTTACTCAAGGCGAAAAGAACCGTGCAGCACAGATGCTTGCTAGCTACATCGACCTACCAGGCAATCCACTAGGGCTACGCAAATTAGGGTCCGGTGAACTTGCTGGCGGCAAGAATACCATTTCTGTTCTAAGGAACGGTGTCAAAGAAGTCTACGAAACAGCTGATCCCATGATCGCAGACGCGGCGAAGAACTTGGGACGACAGCATCTTGGCTTCTTAGGCCAACTGTTTGCTGTGCCTGTACGGGCCGTTAAATTGACTGCTACCGGACTGAACCTACCGTTCGTCGCTTCCAACTTAAGCAAAGACCAGATGGGTGCATTCATTATGTCGAATCGCGCCGCTTCCACTTCCCTACTCAACCCAGGCAACTTTATGAGAGCCTTCTGGTCTGCCTTGAAACACGACGATCTGTACGACGAAGTGGTCCGTAACGCAGCCGGTGGAACTAGCTTCGACCTTATGAGAAATAACGTCGCCCCAGCAATCGATAAGATTCGGGCTAGTAGAACCGCTGGTGGTAATATCGCCTACCACGTTACCCACCCAGGTGAATTACTACGGGCTATGGAAGACATCGTCGGACGATCAGAAGAACTAACCCGTATCCAACAGTTCCGCGGCACAAAGCAGGCCCTACTTAAAGAAGGCCGCACTGCTTCTGACGCTAGCTTATTAGCTGCTAAAGCTGCCCGTGATAACACCGTCAACTTTGCCCGCTTCGGTGACTGGGGACGCGTTACCAACCTGATAATCCCCTACCTTAACGCCGGCGTTCAAGGCGCCCGTCTTACTGTTCGAAACTTTGCCCAGCGCCCAGTTCAGACCACCGCCAAGACGGTAGTTGGGGTTATGACCCCACTAGCCGGCATCACTTACTGGAACCTATCTGACCCTAAGCGTCGACAGGTCTATAACGACATTCAGGAATTCGAAAAAGAAAACAACTTCATCATTGTTCCCGATAATCCAACTAAAGATGAAAAGGGTCGCTGGAACGTGATTAAGATCCCTTTGGCCCAGGGCTTAACTGGAATTGCTTCTGTGCAGCGCCGCATGATTGAAGCCTCGCAGGGCATGGACGAAGTGAAGTTTAACGAAGTGGCCGGTCAGGTCATCAAGACCCTCACTTCGATCGACGTATCAGATAAATGGAAGGTCGCTTCAACCGTCACCCCACAAGCCTTCAAGCCTTACCTGGAAAGCACCACCAACACCAACTTCTTCACTGGCCGCCCAATCGTCGGTCGTGACCTAGAAGGTTTGCCACCAGAAGAACAGTATTACGTTGGGACTAAAGATAAGCCAGGCACTTCTGGAACTGCTATCAAAGTGGGTCAGGCGATGGGTGTGTCCCCACGCCACGTTGAAAACTTTATTCGAACTAGTTTTTCCGGCGTTGGGCAACAGGTCCTTAACACTAGTGACCGCATCTTAGCTGGTACGGGCCAGATTTCCCCTAACCAAATCGGTGGCCAAGACACAGCAGACGCAATATCCGCCCGCTTCAACAAAGCCCGTGGTGGTGCTGAAGCCGACCGGATTTATAAAGCTGGTGACGAGATGGACGCCGAAAAGAAAAGGCGGAACCGCGACATCAAAGCTAGACTTCAGGCTGGCGACCCACGAGCCTTAGACGGTCTAACGAAGAAGGAAGCCCAAGCACTGATCCGGTCTGTTCGGGAAAAGGGCGAACGCGACGCCTTAGATGGACCAAAACGGGCCATGTACGACGTACCGATTAAAGATCGGGTCAAGATCATTCAGAAGGCTACCGGCGCACCACCCAAACTGATCAAGGCCGCTCAAGTCATTCAGGAAGTACCAGCCGACCAACAAGAAGCTTATATCCGGTACTTAAAACAAAAAGGTGTTCTGACAAAGCAAAATAAAAACCAATTCTATCGATTACTTGAATACTAAGGAGCTATATGGCCAGAAAGAAACTAATCAAAATCCCAGTCCCCGCCCCTAAGAAGGCAAAAGCCCCCAAGATGTTGAAACCAAAACTTAACCTGTCTAAAGGAATGCAACGGCTCAAGGCCTCCACGTCTAGCACACCGCTGTACAAGGTCCCTAGCCTGAAGCGGAAAGGATAATAATGTCCACGATCAGTAATCTATTACCAGTCCCACCGGATAACTTTTCGACCACCCTTAACGGTTCCATTTCTGCTGCTGCGCTTTCCATCGCGCTTAACAGTGTGACTGGCCTACCAACCGAAGGTGTGGGGGTTATTTATAAGAAGGAATCAGACGGTACAGTCGACGCCGACACCGTTGAGTTTATCCACTGGACCAACATTTCAGGTTCCACCCTTCAGCTTACCGACAGCGGCGACCGTGGCGTAAGTGGTTCAGCAAACGGCGCACAGACGCATGATTCGTCAGACACCTTCGAAGTCTGGGTCCATGCTAACAGCCATTACAAAGGAATCCGAACAGCAGTCTTGGCTGAACACAATGACAGTGGCACACATAAGGCGAACATCGCCCTGACTACCCCAACCCTCACTTCCCCAGTCTTTGCAGGTACACCAACAGGTGTCTTTACTGGTTGGATTGGCTACAGCACCGTCATTCCTACGCGGCAGTCATCCGATGATCCTACCTACGTTCTTCGGTTTGCAGGCGTCGATCTTACCGACCGAATTGCTGTTGGTATGAAAGTTAAATTAACCCAAGCTAGTATCGAACGCTACGGTATCGTAACTGCGATTTCCTTCTCAACGAATACGGACGTTACGGTTCTTACCCGCTGTGATGACACATCGGTTAACTACGACGTCCTAGATACTGCCAGTAATACGATTTCAGGCTTCGCTTATTCACCAGTTAAGAACCCTGTTGGCTTCCCAATGGACCCAATCAAATGGTCTGTTCGGGTTATCAACTCAAGTGACTACGCCCAAAACAGCCCTAGCGCCGGTACATGGTACAACCTCAACTCGTCACTCAAGATTGACATTCCTATTGGTTCTTGGCGCGTGAGCTATCGGGTGAATATGATGTCGTTTATTTCCGGTAGTGGCTACCACACCCCACGAGCTGCCCTATCAACCTCGACAAGTTCAGTCAGTGACCAGGAATTAAATGTTGGTAGCGAGCAGAATAGTACCGACTATCTGTTGCACCTAATCGGTCGGGAAAAAGACTTACTGCTTGCTTCCAAGGCCACCTACTACCTTATTCAGTCTGTGGACGGCGCTGGTGTCACAAATATTCAGCACCTTGGTTCACGATCCCGAACGATAATGGAAGCAGTCTGCAACTACCTGTAGTCATATTAATCTTTCGAAAGGAGCTTTATGGGTAGATTCAAAAATACCTAGTTATCCCCACAACAAAAAAACTTATCCACAAAAAACGAAAGGAATCCACAATGTATTCAGAAGGCACAAACCAAGCCATTGCCGAAGTCGTCGGCCAGCCATCACCAGAACAAATCGTCGGTCGCTTTGATCAAGCCATCAACGACCTTAACTCACAGATTCAATCAATCCGTGACCGCGCGCAGAACGAAATCATCGCCCTTGAGAATCGACGCGCAAGCTTCCAAAACTCACGCGATGAGGTCGCCCAAGCCCACGGTTTAAACCAGCCAACCGACGGCCCAGTAGAAGGTTAATAATGACGCAGGTTCTTACATTCCTTACTAACCACTTTCTAGTTCTTCAGGTCATTCTGGGTCTGGTTTCGATTTGCTACATCGTGGTGAAGATAGTAGTGGAACTACTTCATCATAGGCATCGAATCCAGGCCCGTAAGAACCAAGCGCGCATTGCCGACGCACTGGAACAACTAGTAATGTTAAATAACACCTACCTACCCTGGTCGTACGAACAACTATCCGAACAGGACAGGGCAATGATCAATACGGTCATTCCCACGCACCAGCAACTTAAAGAAAGGACTTTCGATGAAATTCCTGGTTAGGGGGCGGGTATGAATTTTGATCAGTACCCTTCCCCCCACTTCACTAAAGGCCGACTATGGTTTTTCAAGCCGACCTTTATCGGTATCCACTGGATTAACGGTCCCCTAGCTGCCGCGGACGCAGTCTTTACGAACAAAGACTTAGGTAAAAAAGGCACGCCCTGGGCCAAAGAAAAACCACGCAGCGCCCACATTGGCGTAGGTGGTCAGTACGCCCACCAATACGTCGACTTCAAAGACACCGCCTGGACCCTTGGTCACTGGTTCGGTAATCTTCAGTCGGTCAATATTGAGTTAGAAGGTGGCGTTGACCTTCCGGTTAGTGATGACACGTACGACAAGGCCGGCGAAGCTATTTCTGAAGTCTGGCTACAGTGTCCTAGCATTCCTCGTAAACGCGAAGCACTACGGCCCCACTACCACTTCAAGAACACCGCTTGCCCTGGCAGCGTCAATATTGATCGTCTGTTCCAGATCGCCATGGCTCACTACGTTCGACGTACTGCCGCACCGAACCCACAGCCTCAACCACAAGTTGGCGGCGGTATGGTCACTGACGGCTTTCCTAAGACCGTTGTAGCCGTTGCAGGGGCCCGCAGACGGTCCGAAACCAACACCAGCGCCCAAATCTTCGAACAGTACAAAAAAGACACCAACGTGCAGGTAGTCGGTGTCGTACAGGGTGAAAACGTAAACGGTAGTACTGAATGGTACAACACCGGTTACGGCTACATCTGGAAAGGGGCTACAAAATGAAATTGACTGATCCCCTTGGCCAAAAGTTCGGCACGGTCTTTTCCTTCGTCACAGTCATAGTCGTTACTGGCTGGGTCGCCATTAAGGTCATGGAAGCCTATTCCCTGATCTTCCTAGGCCAACCAGTCCACTTCGACCAGAACCTTGATAACGCGGTCATTGGTTTGCTTCTTGGTTACTTCGGCTTCCGAAAGAACCAGAACGCCCAGATCGCTGAAAAGATCGGCGCTGAATTACGCAACCTAACAGACGACGAATCCACTAGAAAAACGCCAGAAGTTGGTGGATAATTAGGCTGTCTGATTAGCAGACAAGGACGAACAAACCCCTGTCCCCACGGGGGTTTTTCGTGTTCAGGTTCAGCTATTGACACCGCTTGCCCGCCAGGATACGCTAGTACTTGACGGGGCGACCTGCCGCGCTGGGAATACGGAAATTACCAGCAATTCACCTGCCGACTGTCCAATTCCGTTGTCGCAGTCATTGCCAGGCCCGCAAGGATAGGTCCTAGACCAAACGATGGCCACTAAGCCCCTAGGCTAGCAATAGCCGACCATGGTTTCGAAAAGTGTTACTAAGGAAACCCCGAAAATCCACTTCAGGAATCAGCAAAAAGGCCCAGTAGCAATACTGGACTTTTTGTTTACATAGAAAGTCGACATAGTTTCCGTTATGTTTACATAGGACCGGTACGACGCGAGAATACCGGTCCCCTATTTAGTTCTCGTCACCTTCTTCGGGATTTTCCTGGCCGTCACCGCGTCCGGTAGCGGCAACAGTTGGAACCGGCTTCCCTTCTTCCTGGTTGTCTTCCGGCTGTTCTTCCACGGGTTGGTGCTGGTGGTCCATTTCTTCGTCTGCCATGGCTGGCCTCCTATCAACTTCATGGTCCCCTAATTTGGGTAGCATAACATTGGAAAAAATCATAAGGGGGGTTTATAGTGGAAGTATGAATAAGCCTTTAGTAAGTCCCGAACGTATGTGCCGTTGGTGCAAACAAAAAGAAAAAGGCGTTAATGCCTTTAATTGGTGTGATGATTGTTACAAGAAGGATTTAGAAGAAGCCCAGCGCGGTCCTGCCCTTAAACCTTCAAAAGTCGCGAAGTTCGCGATTCCGCCGAAGCCCATTTCTGACGATATTCTTCAAAATTCCAAGCCGGAAGACGATCCTGACACGACTGAAAACCAGAATGATACAAAGCGTTCGATTTTTCCATGGCTAGATCGAATTCCGTCGTCCGAACCCCCAACGTGGGAATCGGAATAGTACGGGCAAAATCTGAATCTGTAATATAGCGTTGATCATGCGCTTCCATCATGGTCCCTACAATGGCGTGCAGCATCGACAGCGGGCCATTTATTTTGTGTGACTGATCTAATTTAGGGTCCACTAATTTAAACCCAACTGTTGGGCAAGGTTCGTCTTTTTCGTCGAATATCCAAACTGGGTAGTTCGACAGCATTCCCCCATCGACAATATAGGACTGGTTCAATCGGACCGGTTCAAAAAAGTATGGAATCGACATCGACATGCGCACGGCCTTAGCCACGCTAAACTTGTCAGGATCAATCCCATAATCTTTTAAGGCTTCGGGTAGTACCAGCATGACACCACGGGTTATATCTGAAGCAATTACTTGTAATCTATATCTTTTCCTGGGATTTTGCGTAGACGCGTCCCAAACAAGATCACCGAACGTCTTCACGCCCTTGGCCGCCAACAACTCCCGAAGCCAAGCTTCAAAGTAATTACCTTCATAAATCCCCTTTTCCCAAATTACGCTCAATGATGGTCCCACGAGTGGTAGACGGTCTACCCAGTCTTTATCTTTGAATTTAAGGTACTCAATAGTTCGCATGATGTCAGTTAATTCATGGGCGTTATAGCCGGCTGCAATAAGGGCGGCAACGATCGCACCGGCAGATGTGCCAGCTACACGATCAAAGACGTAGTCCTGTTCAAAGGCTGAAGCTACAGCCCCAACTAGGCCAACACCCTTGACCCCACCACCTTCAAATACACCGTTAATTCTATTCATAGGACTAGTATAGCTTGTTTGGTAAACTAGGAAAATGGCGCGTAAGAAAACTGATACAATTGATCTTGAGGAACCTTTTATGCCTTTCCTAACCAGATTGCCAAGGGACGACTATTTTTATGGGGAAAAGCCGATTATCGGCCTCCCCTTTTTGGCTGTCTGCTACGAAGGCGTCCAGAAGCTTCGAACTGAACATCTGGCCCTAAGCCTGCCTAGCAGCGGGTTATCCTACGAAGAACGTAAGGCCCACGAGCAAGCGGAACGTGAATGTTCTTGGGTTATTGACGGCATTATAAAGCTTCGCCATCAAATAAAGCCGTACAAAGACGGCGTTGTTTTAGACTTTCAAAAAGGTGTACTAGACGAAAAAACTAAGCGTTATTAAGACGTTCGATCTCTTTTTTCAAGTAAATACACAACATTTCCACATCGATCGGCGACTTGTCCACATACATCGCCATCATTTTTAGGCGTTGCAGTCTTTGTGGCGGCAGTTTTTCTTCCAACCAATCTTTGGCTTCCATGGGGTGTTTGTGCCACCAAAACAAATGACAGCCGTTGCACAGTGTCTTGATGTTATCAAGTTCGAACTCCATCTTTCGGTACTTCCCTTTCGGATATATATGGGAAGCCTGCAAGTAGTCAGTTCGACCACACCGTAGGCAACGGCCGCCATCTCGTAGCAACATAGCTTCGCGCAGAAGCGCGTTTAGTTTGGCACGATCGGATTTTGAAATCATTAGTCAGCTACAGTAGGACTGGCAGAAGGACTAACGGTAGCTTTTGGGCTAACGCTAGCAGCTGGGCTAGTGGTGGCTACAGGGGATACGCTGGGCGTAGCTTCCGTTGTAGCACTCACCGATGGGGTCGGGACTACTTCTGGTTGGTCCGCTGTGCGGCCCTTGAAGAAATAGATGACACCTGCGACCACTAAGGCCGCAACCAACGCGACTACCAGTTTTGTGTTTTTGTCGGACATATAATGCCCTCCTTGCTTATGAATATCGACCTATCTACATAGACGATAGCACTGCAATTTGGCAATTACCAGCCCAACTGGTTAGCGATTGAAACGTACAGAATGAACAGCATTACAGGAAGGGCAACGTAGTAAAAGCCCGTCGGTCTGTGTTGCTTTTTCATTATCCCCCTTGATTAGTTTGACCAGGTAGCGGCTTTGACGGCCCACATTTGAGCGGTCTGTGCTTCGGTGATAGCAATAGACATCATTCGTTTTACTTCTGGATCAAGTCCTGGTGTAGCGTTTCGGTGAAAGTCGCACAGATCAATAAATTTTGCAGCGGCTTGTTTTAACTCGTTTACCATCTCATTGTTTGAGGGATTAAAGGTCAGACCGACTGCCTTTTCGCCGTAGGTTAGTTCGCGTTCTTCCATTATGTTCCTTTCTGGGGTGTAATCCCCTTTTATTAGCTTGAAGTGTTGTAAAGGGGTTTGTGCCTTAAGCACTGGTCCCCTGCCGTCTTTTTGGAAATACCAATCAGTGTTGCTATTGATCTTTACTATTTCCAGCCAGGCTTGAAAGTAGTCGCTCCAGACCAAATCACCTACCTTAGCCATTATTTATTCATAGGGATACCGAAGACGTTGTTCGCACCAACAACAGTCGGCATGACCCCGTTCCACTTTTCGATAGCCATCTTCTGAAGGATTTCAGCAGTCAAGCTTTCGCGTTGTGCCTGTTGAGCTTCGGCTTGCTTACGTGCGCGTTCCAATTCATAGCCTGCCCGTTCGGCTTCCTGTTGGGCGACCTGCTTAGATTCGATTGCTTTGTTGAATTCGTCAGAAAATTGGAAGTTCACAATCGACAAATCATCTAGGACAATACCCCGTGGTTCCAGGCGATCAGCAAGCAACTTCCGTGCCACTTCTTTTACTTCCGCCCGCTTAGTTAGCAATTCAGCGGCGTTAAACTGGGCGGTACTGGCCTTAAACACTTCTTGGACAGCCGGATCGATGATCCTATTGCGATAGTCTGTTCCTAGGTTCTGGAAGATGTGACCGACTTTACCGCGTTCCAAGTGATAGTTGACGGCTAGTTTTGCTTTGACGTCCTGTAGGTCTTTCGTGGCGGCTTGGGCTTCCGCTTCTTCCTTCTGGACCCGAATATCAAAATCCGTCACAGCTTCAAAGGGATACGGGGCTTTAATGTGAAGACCTGGTTCCATCTCGCGTCCGGTTACTTTTCCGAAGCTGGTTACAACCCCGACAGTACCCGTCCCTATCCCTGCGAACATGGTAGAAAGCCAAAACAGGCCAATGATTCCAAGAACCCCTGCGACGATCATGCGGTTGTAGTGGTAGACCCGTTCAATCCCTTCAACTTCCCCGTCCTGGTCATAATCGTACTTTTTCGTTTTGTAGTCCGTATAAAATAATCCCATGGTATTACCTCAATGCACTTATTAATAACATTAGCCCTAGTAGCGCTACGACAAACGCTACAGTCGCCTTACCAAGATAGCTGTCGCTTTCCATACTGGCAATCACTTGCTTGGCTGTTTCAGCTTTCTCAACAGGTGCGTAGGCAGCCATTTTACGCATTTCCATATCGTCCTGGATTGATTCGATGGCTGGTGTTGGTAATAAGTTGGCCTTTTCCCGTGCGACCAGCGTCTTGTGATCGTCTAGTTCGAACTCACCTTTTAAGTCTTCCGGTTCTACTTCCACCATTTCCGCTACTGGTGTAGCTTCTACGTCGGCCTTACGTCGCCGTCTGGCTGTGGATTTTCTTCTAGCCATTTTTGACCTCCTGATGTTTTCCATTGATATTCGATTATGTTGCCCTTCCAAGCTTCCATACCGTTTATCTGGAACAGGACGTCTAGCGACTTATGGCCGTGGTAGGCCCAGGCTTCCATGCCATGGACCAGGGCGTTGCCATATATCCCCTTCAGATACGGGTGAAACAAACACAGCTTGTAATGTTCGTTATTGATGATGTTATCGTTTGGCGCGCCAACAAAAAGACGTTTTCGTAGATGGCCAGCCAGCATTGCGCGGGCTTCCATGATGCGTAGCTTTTTTATTGGCTTAAGGTGTTCCACTGTTGGCCTTTGCTAAGGCTTTCTTTTGGCAGTCAGGATTATCATTGCAGTATTTTAGGTTGCGATCCGCTTCCCCACCTAAGTCCCGCCACTTTTCGAAACCTTTTAACGGATAAGTTAGGACGTTGATTTTGTCGTCGGGCCGAATCGACCTACATATTTCGCAGGGCCACGTTAATTCTTCCACCATTGGCTTCCTCCTCGCTTTGGGCCATAAGTAGCCCTGGCTAATCATTGAATAATTCCCGCATGATGCGCTTCATTTTTTTGCTTTCCATCATTTTGCTGTTTACCCCACTGATGATGTACTGGTGAACCTCAAGTTCAATCTTGCGCTTAATTTTCGGCAGCTGTTCAGCAAGGTCCCGCGGCTCAACGTCGTGATCGGCCAAGGCTTGCATCAGGGCATCGTCATCGAAGTTGATCTTAATACTTTTAATTCTCATTCCGTCGAGAACCATTTGGTAATTTTTTTCCATGGCTTTTTCGGCCATCTTTTCCATCTTCTTCAACATTTCCAGTAAAGGATTTTTCACCTTGTCCCTCCTAATACAATCGGGTTTGGTTTACTGATTGTGCAAAATTGACTACATCTTCTAGCTTTCGAAGATATTCTTTGGTGCTGCGCTGTGGCTGGATAACGATTCCTGAACTGCGAAACTTCTTCATCAGCAGATCATGGTCCACTTTCTGGTAAGCAACATTTAAGGCAACGATCCAGTCACGACTACGCCAAGTGGTTTTGAAAATACCACGATCATCGATATGGGGGCGTAAGTCCATTAAGCGATCAGCCATTTCGTACGCATTATCCTCATCTTCAATCACAAACTCACCACGCTTAAAGGTTGTTAAATTATTGCGGTCCCGTCGTCCCCCACTCATCAGGATCAATCCAGTCGACACTGGGAAACCATACTCGTCGATAAATTCTCGTAACTTAATGTAGTTCTTATTCCCTTGGGCTGCGTAGAAGTTCAAGAAATCACGCATTTTCCAAGGTTCGTTGTTGTAGTTCAACAGCTGCATATCGTTAAGGCTGGTGTTGGGAACAACTACGTATGAAATCGGTAGATGTAGCCGTCGGGCGGCTTCTAGGCGATGTTGACCGTCGATGACTTCCATCTTCGGGGTGACTAATATTGGATTCCAAGGCAGCAGGTTATGCATTGAAATGGACGCCATGATTTTGTTGACGTGTCCGGCTTGCAACTTGCGGTTTGACTCAATGGTCTTGAACTGCGAATAGTCTTCCGTGGTCTGAATTTTCACCCCTTCTTTTATGGCTTTCCGTTCAAGCGCTACGCTGTCTAACAGTGAGTTTGCCATAGGAACCTTTCGTGCCACCTCCTTATTGATTATTGATTTTATTTGCATTGCTTCCACCTATTGAATTAATAAGTAAATTTTTCAGGGTCTAAGTGTGGGAAAAACACACACGCTTCGTCTTTGCTTAATTTCGCACCGTGGCGAGCTATTTGAATGGCGTCTACAGCCTCGTCTTTGCCCCCAGAAATGAGATTAAGGGCCAGCTCGTTACTTACATCTTCTGGAAACGCAACGTAGCGTACAGGGCCAATATAGGCCTTCCAGCGGTCTAATATGGTGTCGCGGGTAGCAACGATACCTACTGTGTCACGGCCAGCACGCCATTCGACGTCAATGATTTCGATGTGGTCAAAGTCAGGGTGTTTTATTGGCAGATTCATAGTGGTCTACCGTTTTCGTCGTATTCCCAGTCTTTGCCCTCAAGTGGATCGTCTTCATCTACAGGGCTTAAGCCGCGAACACAGGCTAGGCACATTTTATCGGCTTCGATGTAGTCTTTGGCATCGACAACCTGGCGACAACGTGGGCAGCGTACCTTGGTGGCGTCCCCTATTGGTCGGTTGTTCCACTCATCTTTTTTGCAGATGTAGCAAACGCGACCATCAACGCCTTCCAGCGTATTGCCGTAAGACCATTCACGGAAGGTTAGGACCTTGCCGCACTTCCCACATCGACCATAAGTGTCATTTCCCGTCATAGTTAGCCTTTCGCGATTTCTGCCATCTTATTCAAAAGCTCAAGTAAGCCTTCGATGACAGTGTTCTGGCTGTCGCGGGATTTTTCCAAGCTTCTGATGCGGGCTTCCAGCATTCGTACTCTCTTTTCCAGCCCTTCGTCGGTTTCTTCTTCTTCCGTGTCGTAGTCGTTATCTGTTGGGGTTTGGTTGTATTCAGCCATTTTGATTCCTTTCTGATTAGATGTTTAACTCGTCTAAATTAATTTCATCACTGACCGGTGTTGTAGGTGCTGGCGGTGGTGTAGCTGGTTTGTGGCCAAACTGGGCGGCTACTTCTTCGGCGGTCATCGAAACGATTACTTTGCCGTTATTGAATTGGCCAAAATAGGTTGCGACCTGAAGGATATGTTGACCCTGCATTTCTTCCATAGCTTTGGCGTATTCTTTGTTGGCTAGAAGGATATTGGCTTTAGTGGTGCAGTACTGGATCGCGTTCGTTAGGGCGTTCTGTCGCTCAATACTTGCTTGCTTTTCTGGGCTTTCACCTTTGCCCCAATTTCCCCCACCCCCACCACGGGCCTTATTGAAACGTGGTCCGTAGTTGGTCATCTCAATGTCGCCCTCAACTTCCCCGCTGGGTACTGGCTGGCCTTCGAAGACGGAAAATTCGGCCATTTCTTCTTTGCCGGTTTCGTCGACAAAGGTACACATGTATTTGTTCATTGTTTTACCGGCCTTCGTAGTGAAGCTGCCGGTAGGCGCTGCTAATTTAATTGTATATTTCATAATTTTCTTCTCCCGTTAATTCGGGGTTATCAAATCTATTGCCAATTACTTTGGCGAAGGCCTTCATGCCTTCCGAAGTGAAATTGAAATGATGGTTTCTATCACCGAATCCGCTATCGGTCCTAATAATTCCAATTGGTCGTAAACCGCTAAAGTCCACGTAGTCACCTTCGAAGATGTCGTTTCCGTCCATATCTACCCAACCGGTCCACTGGACTAAAACCCCCTCATCATGTTCGATGACTATTTCCAGTACCCCATCTTCACTACTGGCACCTAGTTCAAAGTTTGCTACCCATTCCTTATTGATCTTGTCCCAAATCTTAAACTTAAGTACGTCCATTCGGCCCCCTAAATGAATAGCGAGCTATATCGACCCCCCCAAGTATATATGCCCGTCGGGGCGAAAAG